CTATAATGATTTGAATGTAGGTATAGATTCTTTCATAGTTACTGCTGTACGAAATGATGGATATTTATTTTCAGGATTAATTGAATATTTCGCCATGTTCAAGGTGATTGTTTTAAAGTCACAGGACAATGGTTGATCCAATGTTTCTGTTAAGCTTAAGTGCAAATGCCAATATGATTGAATATATTTTTTTATATCAGCCTCATCAGAGAATTTGGTGGTATGTAGATGTTTATTTTCATTTTTATAAACAGTGTAAGTGCTCTGTGATAAATATAAATCTTCAATAATTATGTCCTTTAGTCCATAATGCAGGTGAAGTGCACTAAACATCTTTTCAATCTCGTGAATGTGCTGGTGTAGTTCATAGTACGATGACGGCTCTTCTTTATCTAAAAGAATGCAAATCTCAGCCCATATAATTTCTGCTTTGTGTATGAAGCTCATTGATGAGTTAAAATCATTATCAGTTGTTGAGGCGTGAGGAAAACAGCGGCGATAAAGAGAATAACAATTTTTAAATTCTAAGCTAACAGTGGAGTTAATAGGAATTGGAAGTTCCATTGTTTCATAATTCTGAAAAACTTCTATTGTGTTTTTCCTGTGTGCATAGAAAAAATCAATTTTGTTTTTTTTCTCTGCTTCTTTAATCTGCTTGTCTGTTTGAATTGTTCTATGAATGTTATTTACTATGACACCAAAAGGTATTGACAAAGACAAAGCCGCAAGAGGAAGTTTGCTAATGTTTAAGAAATTATTGAAACCTTCTGCGTCAATTTGAGGTTTGTGGCCGAACCAGCAAATCATACCAAGCGAAAAAAATGAAAGCATAGGGAAGGTTATTGCGGCTTTAAATAATGGCTGATGTGTTAATGGTTCAGCATTCATGTGGAATGCTTTAACTCTCAGTAAATAAATAATGTATCCTAAGGAGATTAATAAATAAAGTATCATTATAGTAATATTTACTGCTTCCATTTTTATTATCCTTTTATTAATCAAGTAATGTTAGTGGATTTTTCGAAACGGCATCTTCAAGATGTGTTGGAGCAAAATGTGCATAAATCATCGTCATTTTTATATCTGAATGCCCAAGTATTTCTTTGAGCACAAGGATGTTACCACCGTTCATCATAAAGTGACTGGCAAATGTGTGTCGCAGCACGTGCGTACATTGTCCGTCTGGCAGCTCAATGCCTGCCTTTGTCACTACTCGCTCAAATGTCTTACGGCACGGCGTGAACAAACGCCCGCGTTTTTTAGGAATTTCATCATACAGTTCTTTCGAGATTGGTATAGATCTAACCTTTCCGTTTTTGGTGTTCTTATAGGTTATCCGGTACGGCGTAACCTGCGCGCCTTCTAAATTTTCGGCCTCACTCCATCTGGCTCCTGTAGCTAGGCAAATTTTTGCGATGATAAGCACGCAAGGGCTGCTTGATTCTGATAGATATTGCAGCAGGCTTTTGATCTCTTCTGGGTACAAAAAAGAAACCATTTTTTCATCGACTTTGAATGTTGGAATACCCGCGAGAGGGTTAGGTAATGACCAGTGCCCTAGTTTTTTTAGCGTACCAAACACAGCTGACAGATTGCGTTGCTCATGATTCACCGTCTGTGGCTGTATCGGCATTAATCGCCCGTTAACATCGGGAATTTCACCTTTTAAGCGGCCCTCACGATATTGGCTAAAATCCGCAGGTGTGATTTGTGACGCTATGGGATCCCCCATGCCTGCACAGATACCTTTCAATTTTGACATCATCCGATCCGCATCTGAAAGCGTCCGGCCGTAGAGGTCATGCCACTGTTCAATCAGTTCTGACAATCGACGATTATCTTGTTTTTCACCTAACCATGGCTTTTCTTCTAATTTGCTGGCGATGTATTTTTCATAAGCCAGCGCTTCGCCTTTCGTAGCGAATTTTTTACGGATGCGCTTTCCTTTAACGCCGGTTGGCCGCAGATCGCAAAGCCATTCGCCAGTATCTGTTTTACGAACCGCCATTAAGTATTAAGCACCATCGTCATGATGACTTTTCCGATTATTTTTACATCCCCGATTTCACAATCAAGCGGGTATTTTCCCCAATCAATCCGCAGTTTATTACCAGGTAATAGCGTTAGTTCTTTAATGCTTTGGGTTTCTGAGTATTCGATCAGATATTTGCCATCGGCGGCAGGATAGTCGGACCTATCAACCAGATATTTGGCATTTCCTTCGGTGATGATTTCCGGGTTGCCTACATGGTCGGGAAGCATTGCCTTATCGAACATAAATGATGCCGTTTTCACTAATTTTGTTCCTTCAAATTTATATGAAGGAATTCTGACTGTATCACTGGAGGCATGATCGAATTTCGGTCCATCGCCTGTAACAAGCCAATGCAATGCGGCCCCTGTTTCAAGAGCACATCTGATAGCAATATCTGCTGGAAAGTTATCCCGCATGATTCTGTTACCAAGCGAACTGTTAGTGATTCCAATATGTTTGGCTAACTGGTTACGCGATGTGAATCCGTAAACCTCACATATGCGTTCGATAGCCTCACGTGCACCCGTCTCTAAATTCATTTTGAACACCTAAAGTTGTCATCTTTCGTTGACATTTCATTTTAGTGTTCATATCATCCTGATGAACACTAAAACCTTACATCGATTCACACTGGCTGCCAAACATTGACACTGACTAACAGCCATAGTTTGAGGATTTTGCCTTATGACCCCTACCGTTTCAACACATAGCGAAAACCGTTGGGTTGATTTAAACACTTTTTGTGAACGTTCCGGCGTTCCCCTGCGTCGCGCTCGCTACTGGTATCAAAATGGTCGTTTGAAAATCAAACCAAAAGCCAAACGCGGCGAGCTTGTTTATGTCGATTGGCTGGCATGGACTGCAGACCAGGGGCCGCGGGTTTCTTAACTCCTTATCAATGTTAGATATTTTTGAGGCGGAGACTATGTTTGATTATCAGACTTCCAAACATGCGCACTTTGATGCGGCTTGCCGAGCATTTGCGATTGAACACAATCTTGAAGATGTGGCCGCTGCCGTTGGTATAAGGCCGCAGATGCTGCGCAACAAATTGAATCCAGCACAGCCGCACCGTTTAACCTGTGACGAGCTTTTAGCCATTACGGATTACACCGAAGATGCGCGTTTACTGGATGGGATGCTGGGGCAGATTAACTGCCTTCCATCCGTACCAGTGAATAATGCCACAGAAGGCAACATGCAACTGTGCGCACTGAGTGCCACAGCCAGTGTGGGCGCAATTGCTGGGGAAGCCGTATCCACTGGTCATATGACCGCCGCCCGCCGTACACAAATTCTTGATCGCGCTCGCGATGCAATCCGTAGCTTATCCGTGCTGGCTTATACCGTTGAAAGCCGTATCCAGTCTGCGCCCGTCCTGGCCGCAGCGGTGGATCTGGTGACGGCTAACACCACCGGCTTGATGTGAACAAGGCGCTTTAACAGCGCCGTGACCATAGAAGAAATTGTTATGCAATTACTTAGGAATACCACCCGCCAGCAAAGCCATGAGTTTTTCAAACTTTGTCAGCGGTTCAATGTCGCGGCGAAGCTCGATAGAAGCTCTGTTTCTTGCGGGGTTGTAGAGGGAGGTCGGAGCGTTACTGTCGAATTCTTCGAGTTCATCCAGACGTCTGGCGATTTCAGCATCACTTGCTGCATGGATATCACTAAGCAATCGGGAGTATCGCTTTTTTTGGGCATCAGCACAGGCTGCTTTATCGGCGGGTTTATATGCCACCCGGTAGGCAGAAAAAATGACAGCGAGAATACCGCACAGCCAGCCGAACTGAACGCCGACGCTAGTAAGTCCTCCAGTAAGGATAAGCAAAAAATTCATGAGGTTATCAGTGCGCCGGTTGAATGTTTCGGTCATCACTTCAAGGTAATAGCAGTAGGTGGCCTGAAATTTCAGGTCAGAGGCTGGCTGGTCACTCATAGTCGTTTATTCCTGTTTTTTCTCACCTTTATCGCTTTGATCTTTCATTGGCGCAGGTGCGGGTTTGTGAAGTCGATGAAATTTGTTGTCGTCATCGTCGGCCATTTTTGTAGCTCCTGTGTGCGGTTAAAAATTGAACCGGGTTGTCTTGCCAGATCCTCCGGTAATGGATCGCATGCCCATGCGCCGGGCATGGCTAAATATCCCGGCAATCATACTGTTACGTTGAGGGGGAAACAATGAAAGCGTTTGTCTCTTATCTGAAAAATGAATCACCTGCTATGCAACGGCCAAGTGGTTCCACTGGCTGGATCGAACTGCCAAATGGTCAGCGCTGGAATCCTGGCCATATGTATAAATTCAATGGTCAGCAACCGTGCCGTCCGTGGTGGCGTCGCTTGATGGGGTTATAGGGGGTTGTTATGGCAATTAGTCAGGAACAGCAACAGCGCGGACTGGAGCAGCTTAAAAATATTCGCCGCAAATACTTCAATACCAGCAGCGAGGCCGCTGACTGGTGGGACAAATTAACACCGGAGTGGCGTGGAGTCGTTCTCCATGCTGCCGCTGTGAATTCTGGCATGAGTGTATTCAAAGCCCACTTAAGCAAATGCTGCTGGAGCGAGCTGTTTGAGCGTCTGGATTACCGGGCCATGATTCAGCTGCGTTGCGGTATTTCCCGTGCCCGCCTGACGATGAACGGATTCGGATCATTGCGTGACAGTGATTTTTCGAAAAGCACAGCTAATCGTCCGATAAAGCGAGTTTATCCAATTAATAACAATCGGGGTCCGCAGATGATTATTGCGCCTCACATCGTCCATAAGTTGCAACAACAGGGGAATCTCTGATGGCCATTATTTCCGTTGAAGGTAAATCGTTAGGGGCTGAGCTGGCTGTATGGGGCGTTCCACATAATTACGCCGTGGCTTTTGCAGAGAAAAGTACCAGTAAAAATGGTCGCATTGCGCTGCATCCATTCTTCTTTAATGACACTGAACACATGACTAATCCGCGTCACTGGCTGGCAATCAATGCCGCTTTCTGGTGCTGCGTGTACCGCGAGGCCGAAAGCAAAGAAGCACAGATTGAAGCGCTGGCCGGAATCCGCGCAATTTTCTACACGGCCGGTGCGTTAGGTGTTGGCGAAATTAAAGCACTGATCCAGGAGTGGTGGCGGACAACGTACGAGCTGCACCTTATTCCAGCACCGAACCATTCCGCCGTCACTGTACAACCCGCTTTTCACTAATTAACAACCTGAATTTTTGGCCACAGCTTATGTGGCCGGGGATTCTTTTGCCTTAAGGAAACCAAAATGCACATTACACGTCAGGATTTACCCGCAACAAAATCAGGCACTGACCTGCTGGCCATGCTCACCAAAGCCACGCAGGAAGGGAAAGCCGCTGCTGCTGATCTGTATTCCACCCGTCTGGATAAGCTGGCCACCCATGCAGCCAATGAAGGTTTAAGCGCAACGGAAATCGTTGAGTTAATCCGCGAAGAAGCTGCCGCGATTTGCAGTAAAGGCGGTGCAGCATGGCAGTAAAAACCCCGCTTAAGTGGGTGGGCAGCAAAGCCCGCCTTATGCCGCAGTTGCTTCCCCATCTGCCGGAGGGTAAGCGCCTGATAGAACCTTTTGCTGGTTCATGTGCTGTCATGATGAATACGGATTATGACGAGTATCTGATCGCTGATGTAAATCCTGATCTGGTCAATCTTTATAAGACGATGGCTTATCACACAGATGCGTTGCTCATTGAACTGGAGGCTTTGTTTTCTGCCGGTTCATTAGGCGATGAAGAAAGCCGCGCTGTTTTCTATTACGCGGTGCGTGATGCCTTCAACCAGTCCGGCAAATCCTTTGGTTCTGAATCTGTGGAAGCTGCGGCACGTTTTCTTTATCTGAACCGTCACTGCTTCAATGGCCTGTGCCGATACAATCGCCGTGGCCAGTTCAATGTTCCGTTTGGTAAGTACAAAAAAACCTACTTTCCTGCTGATGAAATCCGCGCTTTTGCTGAAAAAGCGAAACGTGCAACGTTCATTACTGCCCACTATTCAGAAACGCTTGATTTGGTAAGGGACGGGCATGACGTTGTTTATTGTGATCCGCCTTACCTGACTGATACCGACAATTTCACCGCTTACCATGAGCGCGGTTTTTCGCACATGGATCAGGGACGGCTGGCGCGTAAGCTGCGTCGCTTGGCTGAGCGTGGGATTAAGGTTGTCGCGTCAAACAGCGATCTGGAAATGGTGCATTACCTGTATTCAGGATTCGAAGCTGTTCGGGTAAATGCGCCACGCAGTGTGGGTGCAGCAGCTGCAAGCCAGAAAGTGGCCGCAGAGCTGATTCTGAAGTCACCTGCTAACCCGGCGATCGACGTTCGGGCAGTGGGGGCATGATGACGGAAATAATCACCGGCATTTATGCCTTGTTTGCCTGTATCACTTTCGTTTTTCTTTTATGGGACGAATGCCAGGATGAATTTGATCACGATGCTGAGGACTTAGGGTTAATCACTCTGAGTGCGGTTTTCTGGCTACCGCTGGTAGCGGCCGTACTTGTGGCCTTCCTGATAGATTTCTGGCGCAAGTGGGTTAACCGTGGTTGATATGCTGGAGCCTGGCCAACACCACGCCGTCAATGCCTGGCGGCGTGAAACCTTTGCGCCTGGCACTCCGTCAGATGCGACGATCACAGAACGTCGCCTGTGGGCTGTGAACCCACAGGATTATGAATGGCGTTCCCAGTACCTGCATGAGATACCCGACTGGTTAGCCGGGTATTTCGGCAACCGTTACGAAAAGCTGCTGTCTGGCCGTGACGGGCGTCGCCGTGCCAATACGTTCCTGCGTAAAACTATCGGTGAGAATGTATTGCCACGTCTGCGCAAAGTGGCTGCACGTTACAAGCTGGCCGCTGATGCACTTGATCTTCCTTTTGGTAAGTCGCTGGAGCGACTGCCGTCACTTGACCGCCCGGATCTCAAAAAACTGGCTGGCCAGATATCTGGCTGGCTCTCCCAGTCACTTTATGACTTCACCGATCAGTTTGCGGGCAGTACTGACGATGCCGCAGAGTTGCACCGCCGTACGCTGGAGTCTTATCGCCATTTATGCACGTGTTCCCTGATGCTGAACAATCAACCGCCGTACTGGGCAGAGCATGAAGCTAATGGCGGGCAACTGGAAACGCGTAAGGCTGAATCCGGGATTCTTCGCATGATGGCACCTGAATGGTGGTATCTGCGTCTTAAGCGGGCGCGTGATATGCAGCGTGAGCATATGGCCATTGCCGTTGGGCAGGTACAGAAAGCCGCCAGTGCTTATGTGTCCCGTAAAACCCTTGGTGAATGGATAGACCAGAAAAAGCGGAACCTTGAGTTCTTCAAAAAGTTTGACCTGCTGAATGATGAAGGGCTGCGTATCGCACTGGACAGCATGGTGCACCGCAGCGTTGCTAATCCGGCGATCCGTCGCTGTGAGCTAATGGTAAGAATGAGAGGATTTGAAGATATGGCAAATGAAGAAGGGTTAGCCGGTGAGTTTTACACCATCACCGCGCCATCGCGATTCCATGCGGTACACAGCAAAGGGGGCTTTGTTTCACAGTGGGATGGCTGCACCCCGCAGGACACCCAGCGCTACTTATGCGGTGTATGGGCGAAAGCCCGCGCCGCTATTTCCCGGGCTGGTATCCATGTTTTTGGTTTTCGTGTGGTAGAGCCTCACCACGATGGGACACCGCACTGGCACATGCTGCTTTTTATGCGTCCCGGTGATGTGGATACCGTGCGCGATATTCTTTGCTATCACGCCAGAATTACCGACTCCGAAGAACTGCAAACGCCAAACGCGCTAAAGGCACGCTTCCATGTTGAAGCCATCGATCCCGCTAAAGGTTCGGCTACGGGTTACATCGCCAAATACATATCCAAAAACATTGATGGGTTTGCGCTGGATGGTGAGCAGGACGACGAAACTGGGGAGAACCTGCGGGATATGGCCAAGTCCGTTTCTGCATGGGCTTCACGCTGGCGCATTCGCCAGTTTCAGCAGATTGGCGGTGCGCCGGTGACAGTCTGGCGCGAGTTGCGCCGGTTACGTGATCAGGTGCTGACTGACCGTAGAATGGATGCGGTTCTGGCTGCTGCGGATGTTGGGGACTGGGCTGCATACACCCAGGCACAGGGTGGCGCACTGGTTGCCCGTCGTGATCTGGTTGTTCGTCTGGCTTATGAAATCACAGAGCAGGGTAATGAATACGCAGAGGACGTGCAGCGCGTTCAGGGTGTCTATTCTCCATTGATTCCAGATTCAGCGGTATGTACGCGCCTGGTGAAGTGGCAGAAGGTTGCGAAGTTGGCCGAAGCGCCAGCGGAGGCGGGTTTTTCTGGCGGCAACGCCGCCCCTTGGAGTTCTGTCAATAACTGTACGGAGGGTGGAACCCGCAGACGGTTAAAACTGGAATTGCGCAGCCGGGGTTTTGAAGGTTCTGATGATGAAATAGCCATTCTCATGCGGGGCAGTGGTTTGAGATTTGGCCAGGCGGCGTTGATTTACCGTAATGGCAGGTTACAGGAGACACGAAACGAGCCAATGCACGAGCTGTGGCCGGGGTGGTTGTAGCCTCGTAAGTCTGTGATACATCACTGTTTGTCAACGAATAGCAGCAAAAATCACTTTCACATTTTGTGCTTAAATGTATACTGTATGAATATACAGTTATTCTGTTTTTAGGAGGATGCTTGTGCAGGATTTGTTTATGGAAACTATCGCATTGCAGCGGATTGCGTTGTTTACCAGGTTGATCGCCAAAAGTAATTGCACTGGCTGTGAAAAGGACATTGCACTTGCCTGGCTAAGCGAGCTGACTTCAGATCTGGAAAGTAAACTTGATGAATATGAAAGTAAAAACCCCCGGGAAGGGGGCTTATCAGGCGGCGGGAGTCGCTTTCAGTAGGTCTAATGCCATTTGACGCTGATCGGGTGACAGTGCATTCAGTATTTTCTGCACCATTGCATCACCCGTTTTCGCGCTGGGGCTGAGAGTGTGGGAGAACGTCAGATTCATCACAAACGTATGGCCACACTCCACATCTGAACAGGCGCAGTAAATATCCGCAATCTGCCGGTGCTTCCGGTTTGTTTTACGAATAACAGCCTTTGAGCCGCATTCCGGGCATTCGATTTTCAGAACTCGCATATTCCATGCTCCAGCTGTTAAATGATGCCTGGATTTTAGCCTTTTTCGCCTCATGTCGCATCCTTATCCGTTGATTCTGTGTAACTTAAATCAAAGTGAAGGTGCAGCCGTTCCGGTATTTCGGGATCGTTGTTAACAGCGGTCATAAACCGGCGCTGAATGGGCGCTATCTCGCTTTTCTTGTAAATCCTTTCCGCCTTTTCAACATCCCCCAGACCGGCAGTGTTCTGCGGGACAATTCCGGCCAGCCCAGCGGGAAAACGGTGCGCGTTGAGAATGTCCTGTGCGCTGATGTTTTTGATGTTGGCAAATTCATCTTTTGCAGAGATATCCCCCATTTCAATGAACTTGATCGCATCCCCATCCCCGCCAGGAATGTTCACCAGAATGGTGGAGAAGTTGCCAATACCTTTGCTGTCCCGTAGCTGCTGTTCAATTTCCTCTTCCATTTCATCCGTCATACTGGGATCGCGCGTGTAGAGAATGCCGCCAGTATGGGCGCCGTTGTGGTAGTAGCGGCGGCGGAAAATTACGGCTTCACTGTTAAGCAAGGCCGAGTGAACGCCGCCGATATAGTCGGGCAGCCCGTAAATATGCTGCTGCGGGTCATACATCTTGATAAAAATGATATCTTCCTGCGGCCATACCTGCGGTTCACCGTCCTGCAATACCACATAATCACCGGGCTGATCTGTGGCGTTGTCCCTGACTTTACGGCGGCGGATATACAGGCCGGGTAAAGGTTCCAGGGCAATTACATCCCCCCATCCGTTGCGGATTTTACCAATCGCGATATCACCGAAGGTTGTATAGTCAAACGCTGCGGCTTCCAGCTGGTCGTAAGTCAGGCCACCGCCCAGATAATCAGACACAATCATATTTTTTCGGGCGTGGATGATGCCGCCGTGCTGACCGTTCAGATTGATAAGCTGTGCCAGTGCCAGCCGGTCAATCGGCTGGGTAAAGTGATCGGCGGCATTGTCGTACCAGATGTCGCGGTAATCCGTGCCAGTGGTCAGGACCGGTTCCGGTTTGCCGAACGTAATGATGCTCATTTTTTTTGACTTATCGCCGCGCGGGTTGCGCTTAACGAAGCGGTTTTTTTTACTCATGCAGCCTCTTTCCTTACACCCCAACGGGATTTCGGTTTGTTTTCGTAGTTGAGTGGTTCGTTATGCAGGGCGTGGGTAATTGCCCAGAACGCCTCTGCGTGGCCAGTGTCCTGGCTGCGGTCAGCGACAAATGTCATGGCGTTACCGCTTTGCGTTGTAGTACGGCGTACAGCCATAAAGCTGGCCGGGATCTCTTTCAGGTTTTTGTCCCATTCAATACGCTGGCTTTCCACCACGTCCGCCGCTTTCAGTACCAGCTGATTTTTCGTGTTCATGTCGTAACGAATGGCGACGGCCACACGCATGGCAAAATGCTGGATGTTGTCAAAAACCCCCTGGCCAATGCCGGTAACGTCCACGCCCAGATAGGTGAAGTTATATTTTTTAAACAGCAGTTCGATCTGCCTGGCCTGATAGCGGAAGTTCATGCCCTTCCAGTTAATGACCTTCAGAACGCGGAATTTCTCTGCGGCGTACATCGGCGGGGCAATAATCACAAAACACGACAAATCGCCGCTACGTGCCGGGTCAAAGCCTCCCCACACTGGCCTGTCACCAAATGGCCGCGCAGCGTCCGGGTTGTGATCCTGCCAGGTGTCCACCTCCACACCGCAGGCTTCCAGGTCTGAAAAGCTGAATACGGAATCCTTACTGTCCACGAACACGCACATATAGAGCATATTGAAGGTGGCCGTGTTGTAGCGGTTGCGCAGCTTCTCGATGTTGGCGAGGTTGAAGCCGCCCGCAATGGCATCCTCCATTGTGATGACATACCGCCACTGCCCATCCGGGCAAAGACGTCCGCCGTTGCGCATTTCATCAAAGGACGGGAACCGGGCGGCCGCGCGTTTTTTGCTGCCCTGTTTCCATTCCTCACCCGTCCAGAACGGGTAAGCCTGGTGCGTTTTGGCTGAGGGTGTTGAAAAGTAGGTGGTGCGCCATTTGTCATGGGTGGCCATTGCGCTGGCCACTTCATTAAGCCTGGCGAAGTTAGGCACCCAGAAATATTCGTCACAGTACAGGTGGCCACTGTAGGACTGTGCCGTGTTTTTGTTGGTTGAGAGAAAACGCAGTTCAGCGCCGTTGCTGAGGCGGATCGGGTTGCCGGTCAGCGTGATGCCAAAATACTGCTCTGCAATGTTGACGATGTAAGACCGGAAGTATTCCGCCTGGACTTTGGAGGCTGACAGGAAGATTTGCGGATCGCCTGTCATGACCGCGTTTTCAAAGGCTTCAAATGCAAAGTACCAGGTGGCACCGATCTGGCGGCTTTTAAGGATGTTCCTGACCTGCTGGCCTATGTTTCTGCGCAGGTGTTTCTGGTATTCAAAAAGATGTTCTTCCGCCCAGGTGTCAAAATCCGCCTGAGTCAGAGAAGAAATATCGTTTTTCCTGTTTTTGCGTTTGGGGCGCGGTTCATCGCTGTTGCTGTCTCGCGCAGCTGCCTGCCCGTTACTCTGGCCGCTGGCCATCTTTTCTTTATGCTTATTGCTTTGAGCACGCAGCTTTGTGGCGTGGGCAATCAGCATGTCCATTTCTTTCAGGTCGAGATCGGTTTTATTATCGCGGCTGGCCAGCAGCTGGTAGCGGCGTTCAATTGCCTCCTCTGTGCTTTCAAAACTGAGTAAATCAGCCCAGCTGTATTTCTCAGCCCAGTAGTAAACGATCCGCGCATTCGGCAGATTTAATTCTGATGCAATTTCTTTTGGCGTATAGCGGCGCAAATAAAGTGCGCGGACAACGCCTTTTAGTTCTTCTGAGTATTTAGCCATGCGGATAATTATGCCGTGGCTGTTATGAAAAAACGGTGGTGTTAATTCGCGTCTGTTCGGTAATACGTGATAACCGAACTGTTCAGAATAAAGCGTGATGCGGTGGTGGTTTTATTTGGCAATAATTGATTTGCAGCGTCGGTGAATAAATCAGGGGGGATATGTCGCATTTAAAAACTGACTGGCTGTGTGTTGCTACCGAAGGGGATACCGTTGACGGCAGAGAAATTAAACGCCAGTGGATTATCGATATGGGGGAAACCTATGACTATAACCACTATGTCGCTTTGATCTGGCCAGAACACGAGGATGATTGCGGTAATTTTGGGGAGGTGCTGGAGGCCACCTGGCATGATGGCGATGACGGACTGGCGCGGCTTTATGTCAGCCTTTGCCCGAATATGCGTTTAATTTTCGCCAACCATGAAGATCAGCTCCTGTTCTTCTCGATTGAACCGGATGAGAACTGGCGCGGTAGTGGGCGTACATACCTCAAGGGGCTGGCGGTAACAGATACTCCCGCCAGTGTTGGCACCACACGGCTGCGCTTTAGTAGTCGGCGCAAAAAATTATCTAAGCAGGGATATTACAGTTGCGTGATTTCCCGTGACGGAAAAATTAAACAGGATATACGAATGAAGAACTGGCAAAAATTGTTTGGTATTAAACCGAAGTTTGAAGATGAAACGCCGCCTGATGATACCGCGCAGGGTGATGATAAGTTACAGGCGCTGGCCAACGCGGTAAACGAACTGGAAGGCCGGGTGGCCAAAATTGAAAATCAGCTGAATGATGTTCAGGGTGATGTGGATACCATTGCGGAAGTGGTCGATACCGAAGAATTTGCGGCTATTCGTGATAATGCAAAAGATATCGTTAAACGTTTTAACGATCTGGGTAATAAATCCACCCGTACACCGGGGCGTAAGATTTCAGAAAAAGCGGGTAAATTTAATTTCCTGTAATACGTTCTGACGTTAATTAGTACAAAACATTTTTATTATCGCTTAATCGCGAGGGAGTTTTATGCACCTTAATAATCGTGCACGGGATTTACTGGATAAATATTCTAGTGGTATGGCGCAGCAGTTTGGTGCACGTGATACCAGTCGCTATTTCTCCCTGAATGACCCGCAGGAAAATGCGCTGCGTCTGGCGCTGCTGGAGTCCGTGGAGTTCCTGAACATGATCACCTGTCTGGATGTTGACCAGCTGAGTGGCCAGGTGATTTCTGTCGGTTCCTCCGTGCTGCATACCGGCCGCAGTGAAAATGGCCGCTTTGTTCGTCAGGTTGGCGTGGACGGCAATGACTACTCACTGGTTGAAACAGACAGCTGCGCCGCACTGCGCTGGGATTTGCTTTCGGTCTGGGCCAATGCCGGTAAGGACGAAAACGAGTTTTACAACCTGGTCCAGGCGTTTACCACACAGGCTTTTGCTCTGGATATGCTGCGTATTGGTTTTAACGGTAAGAGCCGTGCAAAAACGACGAATCCAACAGATAACCCGAACGGTGAAGATGTCAACATCGGCTGGCATGAGCGTATGAAAACGCTGCTGGGTGGTAATCAGATTATGACCGATCCGGTCGTGCTGGATGAAGCCGGGGATTACAAGTCACTGGATGCAATGGCTTCTGACCTGATTAACGCCAAGATTCCTGCTCAGTTCCGCAATGACCCGCGCCTGGTGGTTCTGGTCGGTGCCGATCTGGTTGCTGCTGAACAATACCGACTGTACCAGGCCGCAGACCGCCCGACTGAGAAAATTGCAGCGCAGATGCTGGGCAGCACCATTGCTGGCCGTCCTGCTGTTATCCCGCCGTTTATGCCGGGTAAACGTATGGTCGTCACGCCGCTTTCTAATTTGCATATTTACACCCAGCGCAACACCCGCATGCGTAAGGCGGAATTTGTTGAAGACCGTAAGCAGTTCGAAAACAAATACCTGCGCAATGAAGGCTATGCGGTTGAAGTGCCGGAGCTGTATGCGGCCATTGATGAATCCGCCGTGACCATTGGCAAGGTTTCCGAACCAGCAGAGGGCTGATAAATGGCACTTTCTCCCGCGCAGCGTCACAGCCAGCGCATTGCGATGGAACAAAAGCTGAAACGCAGTCAGGCACTGGAAACCACAGAAAGCATACACCTGTTGATTAAGGCGCTGGAAACGGATGTGGAAAATGCCCGTAACCTGCCGACAATCGCGGATCGCGTTGAGTTTAAGCGGGATGTGTTGTTGCCGCGCTGGACACCGACTGTGGAAGCGTATCTGGAAAGCGGGCAGGTGTACGCCAACCCGGTATTTGCCTGGTGTGTTATCTGGCTGTTTGACGTGGGCGATCTGGATAAGGCGCTGGACTGGGCTGACATTGCAATCAGCCAGCAGCAGGCAACCCCGGATCGGTTGCGCAGCAATTTTCCCACGTTCGTGGCCGATACGATGCTGGCCTGGGCGCAGGAAACATCAGGGCGCGGGGAAAGTGTTGAGCCGTATTTTTCCCGCACATTTGAGCGTGTCGCCAGTACCTGGCGGCTGCATGAACAAGTCACGGCCAAGTGGTTCAAGTTTGCCGGGCTGGAGCTGCTGCGCGGCGAAGATGGCCAGACAACGGCCGCGAGTGTGGACGACATTGAAACGCTGGAGAAAGCCGATCAACTGCTGGCCACCGCAGAAAAATACTATTTAAAAATCGGCGTCAGAACGGCACGGCAGACGATTGCCGCCCGTATCCGAAAACTGACGCAGGGGTAAAGACTACCGCAAGCCAGGCGGACGCGGTGGAGGGCAGAACACTCCGTGTGTCACTGTGCCGTGGAAACCGGTCAGTCCGCCTTTTTCGGGGGAATTATGTTTAGCGGAAAACCGCTGGATTATCAGGATGAGCCGCTGACGAATAACGGGTTCTGGCCGGATCTGAATCTGAAGGACTTTCAGGCGCAGCGGTCACTGCCAGCCGATATTGACGCGGACACCATTAGTCAGGCGCTGCTGGCCGCTGTTGCAGAGGTGAATGCCGAGCTGGAGAACGTGGAGGCCAGCTGGAAAGCAAAAGGCCACACGCTGGCGGCAGATGTTCCGGGCGTAAAGATGGGCGGGCTTAACAGCCTGTGTGCCCAGTACATGAAAGCGGTATTTGCCAGGGCGAAAGCGGATTTACTGGGGGAGTTTGCCACTGTCGGGCGGCGTGAAACCCATCCGGGGCAGGAGAGCATGGAAACCCGCGCCGGGTTACTGGCTGAGGCTTCAGTGGTTATCCGTCGTATGAAGGGGCTTAAACGGGCAACGGTGAAAAAAGTATGAGCCAGACGCAGCTTGAGAGCCTGACCGCATTTTTTCAGCAGAACGTGCCGCCGCGCGCCATGCAGTCATTTGACAGTGTGCTGGATGAAATGAAGTTCATCCCCGCCGCGAAGGATTATGGGCTGGGACAGTACCGCCAGGCGGTGATTCGCTATGACGCGGTAATCAGCTGGCAGCGTTTCCCGTACCGCCTGTGTCCGCCGCAGTTGCTTATGTCGCTGCTGGCCGCGTGGCTGGATGAGGCTGACAGGGAATTACTGGATGAAGTCGGCCTGACTGAAGCTGAACCAGACTGGGATGTGTCAGTGGAGGATGAGGAAACTGCCACCATTGTACTGACGGTACCCATGGCGGAAGAACTGGTGATCAGGGAGGACGAAAACGGGGCGATCCCGTGGCAGGGGAAACGCTGGTCGCTGGTTAACCCTGAAGTCTGGATAGCTATCACCGCCAATATTTATGGCGTGGATGAAACCGGTGCGCCGGTAGGCGGTAACGAATGATTGCCGGTGGCGAGCTGAATAAAAAACAGCTGGCGGAGTTGCGTAAATCACTGGCCAGCATGGAGCTGCCGCCCAAAAAGCGCCAGCGCCTTATCTGGAGGCTGGCCAAATACGGCGTGATTGCCGCCGCAAAACGGCATGTCCGCAATCAGGAAACACCGGATGGCCAGAAGTGGCCGGGGCGTAAAACGAAGCGCAAAGGGAAGATGCTGCGGAACCTGCCAAAACTGCTGCATATCCGTGAAATGCCAGAAATTCAGGCGGTACGGATCTATTTGCAGGGTGGTGGCTACCGGAACGGGGAAACGCCGGTACCGGCCGGGACAGTCGGATATGCGCAACAAAACGGGATGCGCGTCAGTGTCAGCCGTCGCAGCCAGCCACGGAAGGTGGAGGCCGGAAAAATGGCCACGCCAGCCCAGGCCAAAAAACTGCGGGCGCTGGGGTACCGGGTACGCACCGGTAAACGCTGGAAAAAGCCCACGCTGGGCGAGTTAACCCAAACAATGCCATACAGCCGGGCGGGGTTACTGATTCGAAAACTCAGCGGTAAGGCGGTGAAAACCAGCTGGACAGTGGATCTTCCTGCCCGTGTCTTTCTGGGCATGAGTGACGATGAATTTGATAACGCGCTGGCGCGCCAGCTTCAGGCCATCGGCTTTGGCTGGGATGTTAAGGCGCAGGATATTAAGGGGAAAGCATGACCTGGCCAAACGTGACCGTGAACCAGGTAAACCAGCTGCTGGGTGAAACCAATGAAGTGGAGCGCACGCTGCTGTTTATCGGTACGGGTACCAAAAATGTGGGGAAAACGCTGGCGGTGAATGCCCAGAGTGATTTTGATGCATTGCTGGGAGAGGGGGAAAGCCCGCTGAAAAACGATGTTCTGGCGGCACTGGCAAACGCCGGTCAGAACTGGTGGGGATTTATTCATGTGCTGCCCGCAGATGCTGAGGACGATGCTTGGGTGAAAGCGGTTCTGGCCGCACAGGTAGTGTGTTCGGTGGAGGGGGTGGTGCTGTCCAGTGATGTGACGGCAAAAGCCCAGGTGAATCAGGCGGTGACGTTACGATCCACGCTGATTTCTAAATATGGGCGCTGGGTGTGGTTCATCCTGGCCGTGCAGGGAATGCAGGAAGAAGAAGCCCAGGCGGATTACCTGACCCGTGTATCTGCCATTCCGGATGGTATTGCAGAGAAGGCGGTGCAGCTGGTTCCGCGTCTGTGGGGAAGTGAACCGGGTGTGCTGGCTGGCCGTCTGTGCAGTCGTGCCGTGACTATCGCAGACAGTCCTGCCCGTGTGAAAACCGGGGCGCTGCTGAATCTGGGCAGTGATGAAATGCCGGTTGATGGTACCGGGGCGGTACTGGAGCTGGCCACGCTTCAGGCACTGGAAGCCCAGCGCTTTAGTGTGCCGATGTGGTACCCGGATTATGACGGTTTTTACTGGGCTGACGGGCGAACGCTGGATGTGGAAGGCGGCGATTACCAGTCGATTGAAACCCTGCGTGTTGCCGATAAAGCGGCGCGTCGTGTACGTCTGCTGGCTATCAGCAAAATTGCGGATCGTTCACTGAACAGCACACCGGGCAGCATTGCTGCACACCAGACGCTGTTTGCACGTCCACTGCGTGAAATGTCCACGGCGGCCAGTATCAATGGCGTGTCATTTCCGGGGGAAGTGAAGCCGCCGCAGGAGGGTGATGTGACCATTGTCTGGAAGAACAAAAAGACGGTGGATATTTATCTGGTGGTACGTACCTGGGAAGTTCCGCTGCAAATCACCATCAGTCTGTTACTGGATGCCAGTCTGGAGGGCGCTGCATGAGTAAACGTATTTCGGGTATGTCGTTTGATACCTATCTTGATGGCGATCTGATCCATATCGAGAAAATCACACTCGATATCACGGATAACAGCGCCGCCGCCCAGACCCGTGGTGTGCCGGATGGCCATGTCGATGGTGATGTAGCCGCAGAGGGAGAAATTGAAGTCAGTTCCAAGGTGCTGGGCGTACTGACGGCCAAAGCCCGCGCCGCAGGTTCGTGGCGTGGTATTCCGCCGCTGGATTTTCTTTTCTATGCCAAAGCGGGCAGCGAAGAAATGAAAGTGGAATCGTTCGGCAACAAACTCCAGCTGAGTAATCTGCTGGATATCGATCCAAAGGGCGGCGGTGTGGCGACGCACAAAATCAAATATTTTGTGACCAGTCCCAAGTTCGTGAACATCAACGGTGTGCCGTATCTGGAAGCGGAAGCCACGGAAAACCTGATCGGATAAGGAAGCCGGAATGCAGGAACATGAAAAGAGCCTTTATTCACTGCTGATTATGGGGGCGCTCATTGCTGTTGCGAAGGTACTGGCCAGTGATGATCCCATTACACCGCGCTTGTTTATCAGCCGTGTGATCCTGGGCAGTTTTGTTTCAGTCATCGCTGGCGCGGTGCTGATTCAAATCCCGGAGGCCAGCCCGCTGGCAATTCAGGGACTGGGGGCAGCGCTGGGTATTGCAGGTTATCAGGCTGTTGAAATGTGGCTGCGCAGACGTGCAGCGGGAAAGAAGAACGGGAGCGTGACAAATGACCCTGAGTGAAAAGCAGCAGCTGTTTACCGTCATGGTGGCCAACCTGATCCACTGGGCAGAAGAACGCGGCTACCGGCTGACGTTTGGTGAAGCGTACCGCACCCCGGAACAGGCGGCGCTGAACGCGAAGAAGGGCAGCGGTATTTCGAACAGTCTGCACACCCAGCGTCTGGCCGTGGATTTTAATCTGTTTGTGAATGGCCAGTACCAGACCCGTACAGAGGACTATCTGCCACTGGGGGAATACTGGGAATCACTGGGCGGAAGCTGGGGCGGGCGCTTCAAATCCAGACCGGATGGTAATCATTTCAGCCTGGAACATAACGGGGTGCGCTGATGACTCACGCGCAGTGGCTGGTTGTGGTGGCGCTGGCGTTTGTCTGGGGCTGGCTGACCGCTGACTGGCGGCGCGACAGCCTGGAGCTGGCAATCAACACGGCGGCGCAGGTGGCGGGTAATGAATCGCGAAAGGTGATGCAGGGCATTGCCAGTGATTCCGCCAGGTCGCTGGAAGATAAACTGGAGGCGCTAAGAAATGCGCAACCGCGAGAGATCCGCACGGAAGTGCTTAAGCCGGTTTTTACTAACAGGTGCCTGTCTGATGAGTTTGTCAGCATGTACAACAGCGCCGTCGCCGGTACCGAACGTGCGTTATCAGGAAAACCTGAAAACACGATGCGCCACGCAACTGCCGCGCCTGAACGGGGCAACAGGTAAAGATGCAGCGGAACTGCTGACTGTTTACCTTGAAATATATGGTCAGTGTGCGGCGCGTCATAATCAGTTAGTTGATGAAATTAATTTAAGAGAGCGTGTTATTTATGGAACAAATTAAACTGTGTGTTTGTGGTGCGGATATTGTTTTTGAACCTAATCAGACTGCCTACAATAAACTGATTAATGAAATGGCGATGGATAATAAAGTTGCACCTGCAAATAATTATCTGATGCGTATTGTTACCCCGGAAACGAAAGAAGCACTGATTGACGTATTAAAACGTCCGGGGGCAGCACTGCAACTGGTCAGTAAGGTTAATGATATTTACGCGCCGGAACTGGAGATTGAAGTAAAAAACTGACAAAGCGAGTCCATGATATTGAACGAAATGGACTCGAACAGTATTTAATTCTTCGCCGTCATTATTTACCACATGGTCAGGATTCTGTTGGCGATATTGCCGCCGCTATATGGCTGGATAACCGTCACTGGGAATATACGGGAATAGCCGTGGCTAATGGTGTGGCTAAAGCATTTAAAGGCACTGAATGAAACAGTTAGATTTTACATTAAGCCTTATTGATAAATTGTCCCGCCCGTTAAAACAGGCGCAGGGCAACGTAACGGGCTTTGCTGAAAAATCAAAAGAAGCCTTTATGCAGACTGGCGGCGGTGTTCTGGCGCTGGCGGGTACAGGGATGGCCATTAAAGGTGCGCTGATGCCCGCCATTGAAATGTATGACGTGCTGAATGATGCGGCCGCAAAAGGGATCGATGATTCTGCTCTTAAGGCCGTTCAGCGTGATGCGCTGCGCTTCAGTACAACCTACGGTGCCAGCGCGGTGGAGTTCGTCCAGTCCACGGAAAGTATAAACGCCTCCATTGCCGGGCTGACCGGGAATGAGCTGCCAAAAGTGACGAAAGTCGCCAATACCCTGGCGTTTGCGCTCAAATCCACCGCAGCGGAAACCGCTGAGTTTATGGGGCAGATGTTCGGTAACTTTTCCGCCGATGCCAACCGGCTGGGGAAGGTTGAGTTTGCTGAACAGCTGGCCGGAAAAATGGTGTATATGCGCAAAACCTTTGGCACAGAAATGGCCGCTATCAAGGATTTGATGGAAGGGGCGCGCGGCGTGGGTACCAACTACGGCGTGGGACTGGATGAACAGCTGGCTGTGCTGGGACAGCTTCAGCGGACACTGGGAACGGAAGCCAGCAGCGCTTATGAAGGCTTTATGACCGGAGCCATTGAGGGCGGTAAAAAGCTGGGGCTGTCCTTCACGGATTCCACCGGCAAAATGCTGTCCATGCCTGAAATGCTGATCAAGTTACAGAGCAAGTATGGCAAAAGCCTGGAAGGGAACCTGAAAGCCCAGGCTGAACTGGATGCGGCATTTGGTGACAGTTCGGCTGTGGTGAAACACCTTTATGGCAATGTGGCGCTGCTTCAGCGCAATATCACAGAACTGGGGGGTGCGGATGGTCTGAAGCGTACCCAGGAAATGGCGCAGAAAATGGTGAAGCCGTGGGATCGGTTTGTCGCAATCCTGAAGGCTATCCAGACCGTCATTGGCCTGACGCTGATCCCGGTGCTCTATCCGGTTCTGAACCGACTGGCCGATATGGGGCAGACTTTTGCCCGCTGGATGCAGCTATTTCCCAACATTGCGCGTGTTGTTGGTTATGCGGCAATGGCCTTACTCAGCTTTGCGGCTGTGGGCGCAGTCGCCAACATCGTGATGGGTGTCTCCAGATTCATCATGATGGGGTTGCGCGGGATCTGGGTGGCGCTGACGGCCGTCACGAAAATCTACACCGCCACTGTCTGGCTGGGGAACGTTGCCGTGGTTGCCTGGAACGCCACGCTGAAATTTCTGCGCGGTACGTTGCTGGCGGTTCGTATGGCGGCAATGATGGCCGGGATTGGTATCAATCTGATGAGCTGGCCGATCCTGCTGGTGATTGGTGCCGTTGCCTTACTTGCTGCCGGTTGCTGGCTGCTGATTAAACACTGGGACACGGTAAAAAACGCGGTCATTGATACCGTTGCATTTCAGACATGCGCCAGGGTAGTGGCATGGCTTGCCGGGGTGTTTGCTTCAGCCTGGCAGTTTATCAGTGAAGGCTGGAACAGTTTTATTTCCATGCTGACCGGATTTTCTCCTTCTCAGGCATTAAGCGGGCTGGCCACGGGCATTGTGTCATTGTTTGATAATGTCTGGCTGTCGGTTAAAAACGGCTTTCTGAAATCATGGAACTGGATTGTAAGTAAATTAAATAATATTCCGGGTGTTGATATTGAACTGGCGGGCGCTGCTTCAGCAGGTATCGCTAAAAATGAAACAGCGGTGTATCCGGTACCGGAGTTAAAACAATCCGCGAAAGCTGAAGGCGCACTTCCTGCGGTGACGCAAAATAGTTTCACCCCAGACAGGCTTTTAACCGGAGGCGAATTAAAAGGCATTGAGAAGGGCGGAATTACCAAAACGATTAACAGTAATGCTAAGTCCGTGACCGACAATAGCCGGAAAATTGACACGGTAAACATTTATCCGAAAGAAATGATTACACCTGGTCAGTTAATGGAATTTCAGGAGCTGGGCGCATGAGTGAGAGCCTTTATATTGATTTGCTTATTCAGGGCGGCGATTTTGTTCTGAATACCGGGTATGAACCTGAACTGTGTAATAACCGTAAAAGTATCGGGCAGGACATTATTCACTCCATTATTGAAAGCGGACTGGCAACGGAACTGATTGCGGAACGCAGTCCAACAATGCGGGCGGATATTTTTACCCGTATGGAATTACTGATTGAAGATGATGAACGGATTATTCCGGGAACAGTGGAAATCAGTGAGGAAAGCCAGAAACGATTATGGATAACGGCCAGCACCTATGACTTTGGCGGTATTTCTGCGCAGGTGGATTTATGACGGAAAAACCGCAGGTTGATTTTGAGGAAGTGGTGAAGGCCAGCGGGATGCCGGTGACGGAATCTGAAGTGCGAGATCGCTTTAATGCGATTGCGGCTGAGGAGGGCATGATCACTAACACATCCCGCATGTCACCGTTCTGGCGGTTAATTACGGCCATTGTGACTGCGCCGGTGATGTGGCTGAAAGATGTTCTGGTGTTCACGGTGCTGGCCAATATGTTTGTGGCTACGGCCAGCGGGAGCATGTTGCGTCTGCTGGCCTGGGCGGTGAACGTGACGGCGAAACCCGCCAGCGCTGCACAGGGTGTGATCCGCTTCTTTAAAGAGGATACCAAAGCCGTTGTGACGGTTAAGGCCGGGACGGTTATCCAGACTGAACGCATTAACGGCAGGGTGTACGAACTGGCGACCACAGCCGATGTGGTGATCCCTTCCGGCACGGCCAGCGCCTTGCTGCCAGTGAAAGCCACCGGAGCCGGGGGAGCCTATAACCTTGCGCCAGGGTATTACCGCATTTTACCTGTGGCCGTTGACGGCATCAGCCATGTGGCCAGTGAGGAAAACTGGCTGACGGTGCCGGGTGCCGATGAGGAAAGTGATGATGAACTGCGTGAACGCTGTCGCAACCAGTTCAACCTGGTGGGCAATTACCACACGGATGCGGTTTACCGTTCAATGATTGCCGGTGTTGCCGGGCTGAGTATTGACCGGATTTTCTTTGAGCATGAAGCGCCGAGGGGACCGGGTACCGCAAACGCCTATTTATTGCTGGACAGCGGGGTGGCTTCCGCGCCGTTTGTGAATGCGGTGAATGATTACATCAACACGCAGGGACACCACGGCCACGGCGACGATATGCAATGTTATGCCATGCCGGAAACCCGTCACGATCTGGTCGTTACTGTGTATGTCAGAAATCTGGCCAACCTGACAGACGATGAACGGAACAGCCTGAAGGCCGGGATTGAAAACATGATCCGCTGTGCTTTTCGTGAAAACGCTGATTTTGACGTCAGAAAGACGTGGCCATATTCGCGGTTCTCGTTTTCTCAGCTGGGACGGGAGATCCACAAAACCTTTGCGCTGGCGGATTCGCTGTCCTTTTCACTGGGTGACATTACCAGTGAGCTGAATGTGCCGCGCCTGAAGTCACTGGTAGTGAGTCTTGAGAATGAATGAGTTCATGAAAAAGCTGGCCGGGATGGTGCTTCCCTCCTGGATGAATCAGGGGGAGCCGAACAAGCTGCTGAAAACAGCGCGGCGATTCTGGGCGGAGGTTTACGGCTGGATAACCTGGCCACTGAACCAGTTTGATCCGCTCACCTGCACACCGGCATTACTGAACCTGCTGGCGTATGACCGGGACATAACCCGCTTTGATGGTGAGCCACTGAGTCTGTTTCGTAAGCGTGTGGCGTATGCCTTTGTCAATGCCCGTGATGCCGGTTCCGTAGAGGGATTTATCAACATCTTTGAACGGCTGGGCATTGGATATGTGGAACTGCGGGAGCGTCAGCCGGGTATTGACTGGGATGTGATCCTGGTTCGTGTGACGGACAGCCAGATAGCGGACAACACGCAGCTGCTTATCCAGATAATCCGGCAGTACGGGCGAACATGCCGCCGCTATCAGTTCGAGGTGATCACATCGGAAAAAATGGCCATCAGAGCCGGATGGGATCAGGGGGAATATGTGGTTTATCCGGCTTCGTTAGCAGGGACGGAAACCCACAGCGCGACATTCAGCGCAGGTTTGTAAGGAGTTTTTTATGTCACAGACAGCTATCACGCTGGCGTTTGAACACTGGAAAGCGCAGCAGGGTGCGACCGGCGAGCCGGTGTTACTGGATGAATTTGTGTTTGCGAATGTGCCAGGGCTGAACCCGGATATTCCCGTTGATCGTAGTGAAGCACTGCCGCCTGTGGAGCAGATTGTGCACCGGCAGCCTGTTACCCGCACTGGCGTGGTGAATGATAATGGCGTGGTGTATTCCGCCGTTCTGGGCGCTGACGTGGGTGATTTCAGTTTCAACTGGATCGGTCTGCTGAATAAGGCCAGCGGCACCCTGGCCATGATTGTTCATGCGCCTTTACAGCAAAAGCTGAAAACAGCGGAAGGGCAGCAGGGGAATGTGCTTACCCGTTCGTTTCTGATGGAGTACAACGGCGCACAGACCGAAACCGGGATTATTACACCGGCTGAAACCTGGCAGATTGACTTCACGGCGCGGATGACCGGAATGGATGAACGCCAGCGCCTGGAAAATACGGATATTTACGGCGCTGCGGCATTCTTTGGCGATGGCTGGCTGGTCGGTAAAACGGGCAATCAGTTCTTTGTCACCAAAGGCACCGGCTATGTGGCGGGACTGCGTACGTCACTGGCTGACAATCAGAATATCACCGTGACAACAAAGCCGGTCAAAGTCTGGCTGGATGTATGCTGGACGGGAGCACTGACCAGTGTCTGGAATGTTCAGAGCAAAATCACCGTCGCGGAAAACCTGACGGATTACATGCAGAACGGCGTACAGCATTATGTTTTTGCCGTGGCCAGCATTGATGTGAATGGCAATATCACGGATTTACGGCCAAAAGGGACGCTGAACGAACAACAGGCCAGTGATGCGCTGAAAAAGCATGAACAGTCCCGAAATCACCCTGATGCCACGACCAGCGAGAAGGGATTCACCCAGTTAAGCAGCGCGACAGACAGCACCAGTGAAGGGCAAGCCGCGACGTCGAAAGCGGTTAAAATCGCGATGGATAACGCTAACGCGCGTCTTGCAAAAGACCGTAACGGTGGAGACATTCCGAATAAACCTCTGTTTATTCAAAACATTGGTTTGCAGGAAACAGTTAACAAAGCAGCCGGAGCAGTGCAGCGAAGTGAGGTCCAGACTTCTCAGGATGATATTACTGCCGGAAAATTGCTGGTTAATGGTAGCGCTATTGCTGTTCGTAGCATCAGCGCAATCAATGGAGGACAGGTAGACGATGCTAATAACCTTCCGGTTAACGCAGTATCGTTTGTCTATGGTGATGCTAAAAACTCACCGAGTGGAAATACAGGGACTATCCTGGATGTTTCCGGGCTTGGTAGTGGTTATAGCATCCAGCTATTCACTAACTACTCGACAGGCGAAATACTGGCGTTTCGTGCGCGTAATGGTGATAACAGAACATGGAATAAATGGAATTATGTGTTTCACACTGGAAATAAACCAACCTCTACAGATGTGGGGGCGCTACCAATAACAGGTGGTGATTTAAAGGGGCAACTTTCCTTTTCATTCTCGCAACCCAGAAATGGCGCTAATCACTTAATATACAACGGCGATGATAACGGAGTACTGGCTTGCGGATATGGTTATTATCAGGACAGATTTGATATTCATTTTTATGACATTAAAGGTGCGTGGGAATCAAATCCATTAACCATAGGACGCAATGGAAATACGACAGTTAGTGGTAATTTGTCAGGTCGTGCTGTTTATGAAGGTAACACTCGCGTTTATTCACCCAACAACCCGCAGCCCGTTAGCTTTGAAGGTTATGCAACGCAAAGCTGGGTGTTGCAGAACTTTGTCCAAAATATTGACCTGACAGCACCTGCTGAAGTTGGATTCCGTGATGGGTGGGGGTATCCACGAGGGACAGATGGCGCAGCCATGTACAACTTTAATATGGTTGGTGGTAGCAGTAACGTTGGTAATTTTATCATTCGTTATATGCGGAAACAGGTGAATAACACCTGGTATGTGATTAATTAAAGGTAAATAAAAATGCAACGCTTCGGCAAATTCACCCCATATACACCAGACACTACTGACAGGCCAAGAATTATAGATGGTCAGAATGTTATGTTTTTGCAGGATGATAAAGGTAATGACTGGTATGACGTTATTGAATTATTTGATGAATCAAAAACGCTGAAAATTGGATATGACGATGATGGTCGTGTAAGAACGTTCACGACAAATATTCATGCGTTTTTCCCGGTCAATCTGAGTGTTGTCGAGCTTCCGGCCACAAAAGCTAATTTGCGCGTCACGCTGGGTGATGACTGGTTTTATAAAGACAGCAAATTACAGCAAATCCGCAATTACCTGGCTGAGGCTGAAGCGGAACGTGGCAACCGTATGGCGGAGGTTACAACGCGTATTGACTGGCTGGAGGATGCGCAAAAAGACGGTGATATTTCATCCGATGAGGAAACAGAACTGGCAACACTACGCGCTTACCGCACTGCTTTGCGCCGTCTGGATTTGAGCTCAGCGCCAGATATTAACTGGCCGGAGGTGCCTGAATATGTGGCGTGAAGCACGTCTGGCTTTTACTGACTCACTGGCCGCGCTGAATTGTTCCGTTGTTCCGGCGCATCCGTGGATAAACGGTCTGGGGCAGCAGACGGATAACGGGGCATATCTCAGCCCGGTGAATGCCGTCCGCTATCTTGCTGAAAGGCTGGCCGGAACGGGCGGGAATGCCGATGTGATGATCATGATGGTGACAGGCCAGACACATGAGAATTTTATGACCCGCCTCAATGGTCTGGTCGATGTTTTCCCGGCACCGGCATTCACGCAGGTCAAGCGCCTGGCACAATCTGCTGCGGCGCTGGCCATCGAAAAAATGCAGATCCCCGCTAAAGCCGGGGCGGGGTTGCCGGTGCCTATTCCGCTGTCTGTACCAACCAGCAGGGCGGCATTGTCTGCGGCGGCTGTCAGCAAGGCACAAAAAGCGGCCAGTGCGGGATTCAGCCTGGACGGATTAAAGCAGCAAATGGGTGAGTTCGCGCAGCTGCGTGACAGCCTGATCAGTGATGTGGCCAGCGGGCTGAATGATTTGCAGGGGAAAAGCGCGAGGGCATGGGTGTTTACCTGCACCGGCGATACGGCCACCACGCTGCTGGAACTGGTAAAGGATATCCCGCAACCGTCAGCCGTCTATACCGCGGCGGTGATGCTGGTCGGTGACAATCTGGATGGAATAAAGGGAATGATTCATGACTTCGATCCCAACGCTGGCGCTTAATGGTGAAGCTATCCAGCTGAAAAATATGCGCGTGACCGTCTCGCAGCAGTTTCAGGATAAAGACCAGTCCGGCCAGACAAGTGCCACAACCAAATCAGAACAGGGGGCAAAAGGGAAAGAACTGCGTATCAGCGGCGAAATTCCTTTTAAAAGCCCGGAGATCCTGAAGCGTATTTTCGAGCTGGCCAGCGCCACGGATGCCGGAGGAAACCGCCAGAAATACCGCGTGGCGCATGAAGTGGCCAGAGCAGTGAATTTTCGTGAGGCGACATTCAGCGGAATGCTAGATGCCCCGCAGCAGGACGGGAAAATGGCCTGGCTGGTCACGTTTACGCTGGCAGAACATATCAGTGTGCAGGAAAAGCGGGAAGCCAGGGCAACAGGTAAAACGTCTGCCAAAAAACAGACGGCCGGCAATGCGGGACAATCTGGCGGTCAGAGTGCCGGGGAAGATGAAGAAAAACTGACGTGGTTTGAAAAACGGGTGCTGAAACCCGTCAATGATGCTTTGGGTTAATGATGAAACCAGTTAAACGCCTGTACCTTTCAACGGATGAAGTTCACCTGGCAGATGCCAGCCTGGTGCTGGAGCTGAACAGATGCGGCCGGGGATTTATCACTGCACAGACGACTACGGATTACACCGGGAAACTGGTGCGGCTGGATGTGGGATATTCCGATCTGCTTTTGCGCTGGTTTACCGGCTACGTGGAACGCTCGCAACCCGCCGAAAATGGTTTTCAGCGTCTGTTTGTGCGCGAGCTGGTTGGCGTATTTGAGAGAATGTGGCCATGTTCATTTCAGCATCCCACTTTGTGCAAGGTAGCCAGCTGGCTGGAGGAAAACAGCGGAATTGTTGTCAGTGTGCCGGATGCCCCCTACAGCGATAAACCGATCCCCCATTTCACCCATAACGGCACGGGTTATCAGCTGCTGAATAATCTGGGCAGGGCGTTCAGTATCCCGGATTACATCTGGTACCAGCTGCCGGATGGTTCCCTGTATGTAGGCGGCGCGGAAAAAGCGTTGTTTGTCGGTCGTCCGGTCGATATCCCGGCAGAGTTCAGCCAGGGGGCGGCTGGCGGTAATTCCATTACGCTGCCGGTGATCCAGAGTCTGCGGCCGGGTGTCGAGCTGAACGGGGAGCGCGTGACGAAAGTTCATCTGACCAATGACACCATGGCTGTCACCTGGACACCCAGAAACCGCGCAACAGGTCAGCCATTACAGAAAACACCGGCACAACGCCAGATTGAAAGCCATTACCCGGAACTGGCTTCCGGGCTGCATCTGCCAAAGCTGGCCAGAGTGGTGGCACCCAGCGAGGCGGTGAGAAGCGGTAATTTTTCCGATCCGTTCCGGCCACGCTATGCCGTTGATGTGCAGCTGCTTGATGCAGACGGCAACCCGGATAACCAGACGCCGGTTTATTCTGCGGTGCCGCTGCCGGTACCTATGGCCGGTAATGATTCGGGTATGTTTCAGTTCCCGCCTGAAGGGACGCTGGTTGAAGTTGCGTTTACCGGTGGACGCCCGGATAAACCGTTTATCAGGCAGACACTGCCGGATGGTACCAGCCTGCCGGATGTTAAGCCCGGCGAGCAGTTGCAACAGCAGCGGGCGGAAGTGTCGCAACGTGTTACCCAGGCTGGCGACTGGGTTAGGCAGACCGATCAGACCATCAGCGAAACATCGATGGCGCGGATGGTCAAAGCCGATACGGAACAGCGCGAGCTGGTCAGCCGTGAAACAACGGTTAAAGCCACGGATAAGACCACGGTTCTGGGTACCTCCACCCTGATGGCCGGAGCCATTCAGCAGGTCAGTGCCGGTGATTATAGCCAGGCCGTGAAAGGCAACAGGCTGGCCAGCATTGAAGGAAATGACGAAACCGATATTACCGGCAAACAATCCACGAAAGTGGCCGGTGCCGTGGATGTTGATGTGGGGGGAACCCTGACAGAAAAGATTGCCGCATTACGTAAATCGGTGGCGGCGGGCGGTCAGCAGATTATGGGACCAACCGTCCATATTGGCAGTGAGAGCGTCAACACCCTGACCATGATGCTGGACACCATTGATTTACTGGCCGAGCTGGCGCAGCAGTGTGCGAGCCATTCACACCCCAGTGTTGGTACGCCAACCAATGCCGACGCATTCACACAGACGGCGGAGAAGGCCGGGCAGACCCGAAGTAAGTACCAGAAAATAATCGCCTGACCATCCAATCAGCCCGCTCATAATGCGGGCTTTGTCGTTTCCTCAGTTCCTTGTTAGGATTGTTGCGATAGGATTATTGCTGGCTCAAAGGATAGGAAAAGGGATATGAAGCGTTTCATCGTATTAGCTGTAGGCGCAGCAGTTTCATTCAATGTGTTTGCTGCTGAAGTTTTTTCTGTGCCAACAGATTCGAAAGCTAGTTACACGGTCTTAGATAAGACACGTAGCGGCGACATGGCCACTATAACAACTAAGAGAGAGGGACCATCCGGAGTATCATATTCGAAGCGTTTGTACGACTGTACTGCCTCGACGGTCAAGTATCTTGGAAGCGGTGACACTATCGAGCAAATGAATGGCTCAGCACCAGATCCAAATATGGCACCTATAATTGACCGTTCAATTGCATACTATGTTGGTCAGAAAGCCTGCCGATAACCATAGCTTCATATCGGTTGATATAGATAGAGTATTCCGCTAACCCGCATAATGCGGGTTTTTTTGTGCCTGTTAACAGGCGGCACAGAACGCACACTGTACGCATTGCAATGCTCAGATACCACACGAGACACCTCAAAAGGATCAAATGCACAGCGAAGCACTGACGGCTCTACATGCTGACAAAAGAAATACTTCACAGACAAAAACGGCACTACACCGCACCCGCCTGCGGTTTCTGTAACGATAAAATTTTTCAGTTTTCTTTTTCTTCAAACCACCGACCCAGACAGCGCCAGTTCTGGCGGCTTGCGGGAAATCTCCAACTGAAAAGATTGAAAGGAATTTCAGTGTTTTTCAGCTTTCAGGATCTGCAATTGATCTAGTTGAAAACTCATCTGTATGTTTTAAAAAGATTTTTGTAGTTTTACTTCACCATTTCGATCTATCGTGTTGTGCACGGGCGTAGCGTGGAAAAATAGACAATCCAGCAACGACGTGGCTCACTGAGCGGTTTGCAATTTCGGAACAACTGAAAACTGGCGCAATGAGGTTTTGGCGTTATTGCTGGCTTGCCTTTAACATTTCTGGCAGTTGGATAGTGACAATTGCAGATATTAGTAATACCACTGGGATACCATTCAATGAGGATAAGGACATGTTAATAAATAATAAATCAGAGGGCTATTCAGGGCCACATTTCATGCTTAATCATGATCTCCTGCAGCCGGGTGATATCATCTTGGAGCGAGGTTATGCTTGGTATTCAGCAAAAATCGCTAAACACACCAATAGCCGCTACTCTCATGCAATGATATACGTAGGTGGAACAATTATTGAGGCAACTATGGATGGTGGGGTATATAGCCGAATACCAAACCGTTCTACTGTGCGCGACATCAGAGACTTTAAGGTACTAAGGCTTAAAGAGCATCCGGGTAATGAAAGCTTACAAGCAATATGTGGTCATGCTCGTTATCTCATTGGTAGTCAGTATTCAGTAGCTGAAGCCCTAAAGGTTAAAGGGATGGGTTTTTTAAGAGAGTTTGCTAACGACAGCAGAAAACAGTTCTGTTCACGGCTTGTGGCACAATGTTACCAGAAAGCAGAAATAAACCTGACTGAGAACATTAACTTTTGTTCCCCTGGAGATATCGAGAGAAGTGAGTATTTGGTCGAACTCTCTGAAATGGTCCATCGTGCTTCAGAAGAAGAAGTTGCACACGCGCAGGCAGTTACTCCGCATACAATGCATACGGAAAAGGCAGCGAAATTTGTTAGGACAGCACTGGATATCTTTGAAAGTCATGGGATTAAAACAGTAGGCTCCTCGGATGGAGAGATTGTCATTACGACGCTCAGTGACATTACTACAGCGGTATATGAAAACAGGGATAAACCAGGATTAGATGAAGAACTTACAGAAGCCATGAGCTTGTCTGGTTATCTTGATCACATCGATATAGACAGGCAGATAAACTCCTACAGATATGATCCTATTCTCTTCAGGCTAAAAGTCGAGGAAATGGCTAATGGTGATGCAAATGAGCTTTTTGAAATTCTCAGACATGAGATCAATAAAGAATTGGACGGAGTTGTGGCTCGTCTTCACTCTTACTGTGCGGGAAGGGCTAACTTGGAAAGTGGCCTGAAGTTTAATGAACTAGAATTTACCATCCCACGTGGATTACTAAAAGGAATGCTGGAGCGAGTTGTTATAATAGAAAGCTATACTGTAGCGAAAAGAGACGCTCCTGGTTTCAGGGAGATTAATGATGCATCTCGCAAAATCATTCAGACTATCGAGAAGCTTGCTCCTGAATTGTCTCAATGACTAACTTTTAATAAAGGTAACGCTTTCTAGCATCGCTGGGATCGCCTACCAATGTCACTGTAGCCTAATCTCAAACTATCTAATATTTGGAACTGACAGTAACATCTTCATTGTTAACAGTTTTGTAAAGTTAGTCTGTCGCCCTTTTATCGCTATCGATAGCAAGTTATTAGGCTAACTGGCTGTTTTTAAAAGGATAAAATAGCAGGCAACAAAAAACCCATTTGCTTAGAAGCAGATGGGTTTTAGTCGCTAGTTAGAAATCCTCAATGTTTCCTGGAGCTATATCAGGCCGCTTCCCCGCGATTGCCTCTACGTTAGTAAAGAGTACATCTTCCGCTCCACCCCGCTCCTTGTATGAGTCTTCTTTCACAAAGATTTTTTCCTGCTGCATACGCAAAATAGCATCGTCAATGAGCTTATATAAGTCTTGACCAGAGTGGTTCAACTCAATGAGTAAAACCTTCAGTGCCAGTTCTGTTTGATATTTTGTGGCCAT